CTACTGCTTTTCTTCTAACTTCATGTGCATCAAATACATTTTTAAATACATATCTACCTTTTAATGCATAACAAGAATGACAGATAGTACCTTTTATCTTTGCTAATTTACTACCTGTATTGCAATGCTTTGCAGATATACCCCAACCAAATGCAGGCATCTTACTAGGATTAGATAGTGTGCCTATCTTTTTTTCTATTTCTTTTATCTTCATTTTTTTCTCCCATCTTTGTGTGGAAAATTTTTAAGATAATTTTCATCCCAAAAATGAACCACTATTCTACCATTTCTTTTGTGAAATATATCATAGTCAGTATCGTTAGCAAAGTTTTCATCTATTCTTTGTTCTAAATTTTTATATTCTATTGTTCTTTTTATTTTCATATTATGATTGCTCCCACAATAAAGCCAACGATAAACCAAACAATCTCTGTTCGGTAATACAATGACCATACATTTATTTTACTGATTATTTTTTTCATGATGTATTATATTAACACATAAAATCTGGAAAGTCAATTTTAGTATATTTTGCAAATCTTTTTTTTTCACCAATGTAATATTGTCTATATGCAGTTATATAATTTTTATGCTTGTATTCATCTGGCATACATTGTGGTGGTGGTGTAAAGTATTGTGAGGGAAATCTATCTTCTACATTTTGTAACCTACCATTATGAAAAGCATTTATAATATTAGATGACTTATGTATTTTATCATATCTATGTGTATATTGTTTTCCTAATTCTTTACCAAGTAAATGTGCATAGTTAAAGTTCTCAACAGATTCTCCTACCCATATTGTCATAGGGTGTTTGGGGTATGCAGGTTTGTATAGGTTAGTATCTTCACCACAATGTTTTTGATATGCAGTTGATAGCATCTGTGCAGTTTCTAGTATCATTTTGACTACATGCCTATCACAATGATATTCAGCACATGTCTTTGGGTCTTTGTGTAAATGAAATATGTTCATAATTTTACTATACCATATCTGAGTCAATTTGTCTAGTTGTTTTTATATATTTTACGATTGACTTTTTGTTAAAAATATGCTATGATGTACTGCACTCTGGGGGCAGGTAGTATATACTATACACTTATATCTTCTCCATTATTATTAGATACCCAATAGTGAGTGTGTGTACAAAAAGCAACATAAGATTTATATTTATCTTTTATTATCATATCTAATTCTGTACTATGACATCTAATATCACTACCACTTTTTAATTTTATTTCTGCCCAAGTATCCCACCTGTGTGATTGTAGATATACTTGTTTTATATCTTCTTTAGTAAATTTAATTATATGGGTGTTTCCTATTTTCATTTTCTATCCTTTGTTTTTCTTTTTGTTGTACTATATTAATAATTTTATAAGCTATAACTGCACCTATAAATATTGCAATCATACCATATAAGAACATAAGTAGTCCATATTTAGCTGTCATATTATCCTGCCTTTCTTAAGGTGCATACTATTGTTGCAACAAGTATCATCTAAAAATACTCCGAAGATTAGACCCATTTTTAAAACCGAAGTTCGGGTTATATTTTTATCAACCATACTAATAAATAATATACACCTAAAGAAAGGCTAGGCGATTTCTCGCCTAACCCTAGATTAATATTAAGAGGCAATACTAGATATTTGAGATTGTTCATAAAGCAATCTAGCTTTAATCTTCTCTGCTCTATCTGGTTTTGGTGCACCAATATTCATAATTGAATCTGCTGCATCATCAATAGATATAACCAAGTCCATACCAAACTTATCAGCTAGTATGCTTGAATCAATCTTCCATTGTATCTTCTCGTGGTTAGCAAAGTTTTCTACCTGCGAGAATTTAGTCATAGATTTAATTACTTCTTTAAATCTATTAACTCTAGCTACAACAGTTTTTATCCATTGAGTATGTTTATTAACAACATCTGCTTTGGCTTGAATCATCATTTCAAACTTTTGAAACTCCAAGTCAGAACAAGGTATTGCTCTTGAACGACAACCACCAGTACCTATGATGTGTAGTTGGTGCTTATCTTTCCACGATTGAAAATGATTAGTACCACCTTGACCACCTTGTAGCCAATGTTGATTATCATTTCTGCATTGAGATAGATAAGGGTTAGTAGTTCGTGAGTATCTTTGATCTGAACTTTTACTTTCAGCTTGTAGATCAGCTTCAATGTTGCAATCAGGATTTAATCCAACTGCTTTCATTTCTTCACGATACATAGCATAGGCAAAGTTCTTACCATTATTACTGCTACCACTACCATAACGAGATCCATAATCTCCATCAATACTTCCGT